CTCTATCAATAAATTATCTGATGGAACTGGTCTTCAAAATCCAGTAGATTATCAGGCAGATGCATATGTTCACCAATTAGATCGTGACGGTTCAACTCTAAGAACTTATCAGTTCTATGATTTATTCCCAACTAACATTAGTCAGATTGATCTTTCTTATGAAACCACAGATACACTAGAAGAATTCACTGTAGAAATGCAGGTTCACTGGTGGAAGGCAATTGCTGGTTCAGTTGGTGGTGAAAGTATTGAGTAATAAATAGAGTATAACAAGTAGTTCACAGATTATAATGGCAAAACTTTTTGGTTTTTCAATTGAGAATGAGAAAAAACCCGACTCTGTAGTGTCCCCCGTTCCTCAAAACAATGAGGACGGGGTTGACCATTTTATACAGAGCGGGTTTTATGGTCAGTACGTAGATATTGAAGGTGTATATAGAAATGAATATGATCTAATTCGTAGATATCGTGAAATGGCACTTCATCCAGAGTGTGATGCTGCCATTGAAGATGTTGTCAATGAAGCAATTGTTAGTGACTTGTATGATTCTCCCATTGAAATTGAATTATCAAATTTAAATGCAAGCGATAAAATCAAATCAGTTATTCGTCAAGAGTTTAGACACATTAAGGAACTCATGGACTTTGATAGAAAGTGCCATGAGATTTTTAGAAATTGGTATGTTGATGGGAGACTTTATTATTTAAAAGTTATCGATGTTAAAAGTCCCGAAAGTGGTATTCAAGAAATTAGATATATTGATCCTATGAAAATGAAAGCCGTAAGGCAAATGAAAAAAGAACCAAATGATGGTAGAAATAACCCTTTGGTTAGAAAACAAGAAAGCGAAACTAATATTTTAAATACAGAGATTGAAGAGTATTACATCTATACTCCAAATCCAAGTTATCCATTGGGTAATTTTTCTTCAAGAAGTTCTAACGCACAAAAATCAATTAAGATTGCTAAAGATTCTATCACATATTGTACATCTGGTCTTGTAGATAGAAATAAGGGATCTGTTCTTTCCTATCTCCATAAAGCAATTAAGGCTCTCAACCAGTTAAGAATGATTGAAGATTCGCTGGTTATTTATCGTTTATCTCGTGCCCCAGAGCGTAGAATTTTTTATATTGATGTTGGTAATCTTCCAAAAGTAAAAGCAGAGCAATATCTACGCGATGTAATGTCTCGTTACAGAAATAAACTTGTGTATGATGCAAACACTGGTGAAGTTCGTGATGATCGTAAATTCATGAGTATGCTTGAAGATTTTTGGCTTCCAAGAAGAGAGGGTGGTCGTGGTACAGAAATCACAACACTTCCCGGTGGTCAAAACCTAGGCGAACTTTCTGACATTGAGTATTTTCAAAAGAAACTCTATAGAGCACTTGGAGTCCCAGAATCTAGAATTGCTTCTGATGGTGGATTTAATCTAGGTCGTTCTTCAGAAATTCTTAGAGATGAACTTAAGTTTTCTAAGTTTGTTGGAAGATTAAGAAAACGTTTTGCGAACATGTTTAATGATATGCTTCGTACCCAATTAATTCTAAAAAATATTATTACTCCAGAAGATTGGGAAAGAATGGAAGATCATATTCAATATGATTTCATTTATGATAATCAATTTGCAGAACTTAAGGAATCGGAATTGATGAATGAGAGACTTGGACTTGCAGCAACAATCGAACCTTACATTGGAAAGTATTATTCTGTTGAGTATGTTCGTAAAAAGATTTTACGTCAAACTGATGCTGAAATTATTGATATCGATAAGCAAATTGAAAAAGAAATTAAAGATGGGATTATTCCTGATCCAAACTCAGTCGATCCAATAACTGGAGAACCATTACCACAAGATGGTGCTGGATTAGATATGAGTATGGGTGAAGTTCCAACAGAACCAGATCTGGAGCAACAATCTGCTGACGTTGATGCACAATTGCAAAAAGATACCAAAAAGGCAGAGATATAAATAAAATATACTGTTATATAAAATTTTTATGGAAGACATTGTCGATTTGATTGCAACTGATTCTGCTGCTTCTGATATTACTGACAAAATTAAAGAACTTTTGTTTAGTAAAGCAGGAGAAAAAATCGAAGGACTTCGTCCAGCAGTTGCTAATACTATGTTTGGTGAGAATGAAGAACTTGATGCCACTGAGCCTAACGAGGATCAAGAATAATGATAACAAAAGTTTTAGCGAATGAATTAAATTTACCAACAACAACTGGTGCTGCAACTAGTTTTAGTGAGGCAACTGTAGTTCGTCTTGTAAACACTGATACAAATTCACGTATTGTCACAATTGTACAATCTCAAGACGGGACTGGTGTTGGATCAATTACAATGCCCCCAAATTCAGTTGAATTTCTTGTAAAAACAGCAAGTCACTGTGTATTTGCTAGTAGTGCTCTTGTAAGAGGAACAAAAGTAGGATTTACAAATTAAGAAAATGAAACTCATCACAGAAGAAGTATCAGACATTAAATTTATCACCGAAGGAAAAGGTGCCGAAAAGAAAATGTATATTGAGGGAATTTTCCTTCAAGGAGATATTTGCAACCGCAATGGACGCATGTATCCCATGAGTACTCTTTCAAAAGAAGTACAAAGATATAATGAAACCTTCGTTCAAAAAGGTCGTGCTCTTGGAGAACTTGGTCATCCAGATGGTCCAACTGTAAATTTGGACAGGGTATCACACAAGATTGTTTCTCTTACTCAAGAAGGAAATAACTTTGTTGGTAAGGCACAACTTCTCGAAACCCCAATGGGTAAAATTGCAAAATCTCTCATTGGTGAAGGTGTTACTCTCGGTGTTTCTTCTCGTGGTGTTGGATCACTTAAAATGACCAACGAAGGTCATAAAATTGTTGGCGAAGATTTTATGCTTGCAACTGCAGCTGATATCGTTGCCGATCCTTCTGCTCCTGATGCTTTTGTTCAGGGAATTATGGAAGGTAAAGAGTGGGTTTGGGAAGGTGGTATTCTTCGTGAAAGACTTGCAGAGCAAACCCAAAAGAGAATTAATACTCTCATTGATCAAAAAGTATTAGAAGAGCAAAAACTTTCCTTGTTCCAAGACTTTTTATCAAATCTTTAATTTATAAATAAATATAGATTATATTTAAAAAATCTAACAAACAAATGTCCGTTGGTAGCAATTTACAAGAAATGGAAAACGTAGTAACCAAAGGAGCAAAGGCAGCCGATCCCATGCCAAAGTTGGATCTGGATACCCCAGGTCAAACTGCAAGTTGGGAAGATCTTGGCGGACCAACTCCAGAAAATTACAAGTCCGACGATGATTCGGCAAAACTAAAAGAACCTAGTGCAACCCTTAAGCAAGTTAAGGATGTTGTAACTAAAGGTGCTAAGCCTGCCGAGGCAATGCCTGCTGGTATGAAGGAAGAAACTGAAGCAGAAGAGGATGAAGTCCTTGAAGATGCTGAGGAAGAAGTTCTGGAAGTAGAAGCAGAAGGCGAAGAGGTTGCCGAAGAAGAGGAAGAGGAAGAAGAAGTCGCTGAAGAGACTGAAGCAGAATTCAGTGTCGAAGAAGATGTTCAGGCACTCTTCACTGGTGAAGAGCTTTCCGAGGAGTTCCAAGAGAAAGCACGTACCATTTTCGAAACTGCTATTAAGACAAAGGTTGCCGAAGTTAAAGAGCAAATTGAATCTCAATACGAAGCAGCACTGATTGAAGAAATTCAATCAATTAAAGAAGAGTTGACAGATCGTGTTGATGCATACCTTGAGTATGTTGCTGATGAGTGGATCGCAGAGAACACTCTAGCAATTGAGCACGGTCTGAAGACTGAAATGACCGAATCATTCCTTGCAGGAATGAAGAGTCTTTTTGAAGATCATTATGTATCAATCCCTGAAGATAAATATGATGTTATCGAGAGTATGGTAGATAAGCTTGATGAAATGGAGACTAAACTCAACGAGCAAATTCAAAGAAATGTTGCTCTTAATAAGAGATTAGCAGAGTCCACATCCGACGTAATTTTTGCTGAGGTATCCGAAGGTCTAGCACTTTCGCAGAAGGACAAACTCGCTTCTCTTGCAGAAAATGTTGAGTTTGATAGTGAAGCTAACTATCGTGAGAAACTAGTTAAGTTGAGAGAATCATATTTCCCAACTAACGCTGGTACTCAAAGAAGCAAAACCGAAACAGTATCGGAAGAAGTAACATCTGAAGAGCAATCGATTCAAGAATCATATTCTCCAATGATGTCTGCATATCTTCAGACACTCGGCAGAGCTGCTAAAAAGTGATCTCTTTATCATAAAAAATCAAACTATAACACTTCCAAAGAGGTAAAATCAAATGCAAATGTTCAATACCGAGCATCTGCAGGAGAAGTGGGCACCAGTTCTAGACTATGATGGTCTTGATCCTATTAAGGATTCCCATCGCAGAATGGTTACCGCAGTTCTCCTGGAGAACCAAGAAAGAGCAATCCGCGAAGAGCGCGAATTCCTCTATGAAGCACCAACCAATGGCACCGGTTCATCTGGTGGCACCGCAGGTTTCTCTGCCACTGCTTCTTCCCCAACCGCAGGTTTCGACCCTGTTCTGATCTCACTGATCAGACGCTCAATGCCTAACCTGGTCGCTTATGACCTCGCTGG